AAGATCCCGATCCGCACCTCCGCCCACAGGTCGCTGACCACCTCGCCGATGTACGCGCCGATCAGCTCGCCGTCGAAGACCGCCCCCATCGTGAAGGCGTCGGGGCTCTCGATCAGCGCGGTGAGGATATGGCGCGTCTGCCCGACGTTGAGCGCGTAGTCGGCATAGACACTGTCGGCATGCATCTCGGCCGCCAGCTCCATGAGTCGGTCGAGGTCGTCGAGGATCAGGGGGCGCAGCATGTCACCTCCCGACGCGGACGTCGGGCGACAGCCCGATGATGGTGAGGGGCAGCGGAGCGCGCTGCTCGACGACGACCTGTCGCTTGCTGTTCCAATCGCCCTTGAGCGTGACCGTGATGTCGTCGCTGCGCAGCGGCATGGGTTGGCCCCACGCGCTGGGCAGGCCGAACTTGGCCTCGCGCATCTGATCGGTGCTCGGACCGGTCCACATGCCGAGCGAGCGGAGGACGCGAACGGTCACGCTGCTGATGTTCTTGGCCGCGCCGACCACGCTCTCGTCGCCGACGTAGGTCGAGATCGGCAGCGAGATGAGCTGGCAGCGGTAGGGCAGACCCACGCTGATCTGGCTGGCCGCCGCGGGCAGCGTCACCGTGCCGTTCGTCACGGTGAGGTCGGCGTAGGCGTAGCCGTTGGCGGCGGCCACCACCGTTTCCCCTTCGAGGTGCCAAAGCCCCGAGACGGCGGTGACCGCCTTTCTGACCGTGCCGCCGGAAGAGTAAGCGGCAAAGCCAGACCCATCGACGTCCGCGCCGTTGTTCTGCAGCTCGAACGTGTCTGTCGTGACGTTGGCAATCGTGTACCCGGCCCCGTTGTAGTCAGCCGACAGCTGCTCGCGCTGCGTGTTCTCGTCCGTCACCTCGTACACCTGCCGGATATCGACGGTGTCGCCGTTGCTCAGGCCGTGGCCGGGAGCGGTGATGACGACCGGGTCGGCGGCCGTCGCGCCGGTGATCGTGATCGGGGAATTGAGCGCCAGCCCCGCATCGACGGCGAAGGCGTCGCAAGCGGTGGCGCAGTACCGGTCCTCAAGCCGCTCGACGAACGTCTGGGTGACGCCGCCAATGACGCGCTCGACGGCGAAGTAGGGCACGTCGCGCTCTCCCTCGCGGACGACGGCGACGCTCTTGTACTTGCCGCGGGTCGTGTGCCGCGTCCACGCGTAGACCTCCTGCTCCTGCTGGTAGGTCAGCGACAGCGCGATGCCGTCGTCACGCACCGCCCAGACCAGCGAGTAGGGCGCGGGCGCGTAGGCCCAGTCGACGAGGACGTGGTCGTCGAACAGGTGCCGAGACAGGATCGTGATGTCGTTGCCGACGAAACGGTCGGCGGCGAACTCGTACCCGATCTCGCGCACCGCTTGGCCGGGCGTGACGTAGAGGGCGAGCGAGCCCGCCACGATGGGCGTGAGGCTGGTCGATCCGAAGAACGACTGCGGCTTGATGTTGATCGTCGAGGGCGTGAAGGGCGCGGAGCCGTCGCCGAAGATCCGGTACTCCGCGCCCGAGGTCAGGATGACGAGGTCGGACAGCGGGACGAGGTGCCGGATCTCGTTGATCCGGCGAGCGGCGATGGTGCCGATGATACTGTCGTCATCCCGCACCGGGCTCGCGACCGAGAAGGTGTAGAAGCTGCCCGTCTGTGTCGTCCAGAAGCGGTTCGGGAAGGCGTCGCTGTTGGCGTAGATCTGGCGCTGGTTGAAGAACGAGGTGACGCTCGGCTGATAGCCCGCACCCTCCTCGAACGGATTGAACGGGGTCGAGATGGTCTCGATGCTATCGTCGGCGAGGAAGTCATCGACGAAGCTGTCGGTGGACGACGTGCCAATGTAGACGTAGCCGCCAGCAGTCTGCCGGTAGATGTTGTAGGCCGAGGCGTCAGGAGCCGCGGTCCAAGACAGTTCGACCTCGAACTTTTGCGCGACGCGCTCGACGCTGATGAAAGCGGGCGTCGCGGTGCCGCCGCTGGTGTAAGCGGTGTAGCCGGTGCTGTCGATCACCTCACGGCCCAAACTCATCAGCTCAATGGTTGTGGTGGTCGGGGCCGAAAGGACTAAGAACCGGCGGCCGTTCAACTCTGTCATGCCGCCGACGCTCGCGATCTCGAACTCGTCGCCGTACTGCAGCCCGTGCGCGCTGCTGGTCGTGACGACGGCCGGATCTGCCTGCGCGACGTTGGTGATGGTCAGTGACGAGCTGGACAGGGCGGCTACGCTTTCGCTGCCGCTGCGTGCGCCCAAGGCGGTGACCTTGTACTTAATCGGGTCTCCGGTGACGCGAAAGACACCACCGTCGGTCGTGTTAGACTGGCCCGTACCGTCGATGCCTTCGAGGATGAACTCTTCTGCGTTGAGGGCGGTTAGGCGCATCTCGCCTTGGCTCTCAAGAAAGCTGCCAAAGCTGGTCGTCGCGTCGGTGAATCGCACCTTGGTGCCGGTCGCGAAGCCGTGCTTAGTCTCCACCCGCACTGGAAACTCGCTGACCAACACCGCCCTCTCGTGCGCCTCGACGACGTTGTTCTGCCCGGACAGTGCCGTCGGCGGCGCTTGGTCGGGCGTGAACGTGACCTCGGTAAGGGTCCAGTTGGTGTTCGACAGGCGCACCAGCTCGCGTGGTGCGTAGTCGGGGTGGCAGATCGTGAGGACGTCGCCCGACTGGGCGTAGTTGAGGTCGAACAGGTCGGCCGAGGCGTAGGGCGTCGCGATCTCGTAGACGCGCTGCGCGCTGCCGCCGGAGGTGTAAGTGCCCGCGATGGTGATCGCGTTGTCGTCGAGGTCGGTGACGGTGAAGGTATTCGTCGTCGCGTTGTCCACCTTCACGTTGCGGCCGTTCAGGTTGGTGATGCCGCCGATGCCGGTCAGGTAGATCTCGTCGCCGTCGGCGTAGCCGTGCCCCGCCGCGGTGATCGTGGTCGAGGTCGCGCCGGTGATGGTGACCGCTGCCTCGACGATCTGGCCGCCGTCGCTGTGGAAGCGTGCCGCCTGATCGGACAGCTCGATGATGAAGGTCTGGTCGACGTTGAACTCGAACGGCAGGAGGCGAACGCCGTTGCTCTTGGCGCGGGCGACGAAGAGCTGGCCGGGGCGACTTTCGAGCGCGCCCTCGACGCGGGAGAAGAAGTTCTCGGCGCGCTCGACGGCGGTCGCGCGCTTGGCGAGGTCGATGCGGGATGCGACCTCGGGTGAGACCTCACCGCCTGCAAAGCTCGCCTGTATCAGCTTGACCATGCGTCAGCTCCTCGCGTCGATCCATGTCGCCTCGGACGGCCGCGGGGCCTCGAAGCCCTCGTTGGCGTCGGATGCCTGCGCGGCGCGGATCTCCGCGTCGGCCAGCGACTTCATGTCCGACAGGATCTGCCGGTCGCCGGTGATCGGCATCGCGATGTACTGGGCGAGGCGGTACGAAAACGCGGTCACGAATTGCGGGTCGTACTCGTTCGGGTTGGTCTGCCGCATCGTGTACTCAAGCTGCGGCTCCTCAAGGTCGCACAGGATAACGTGCTGGTCAGCGCCGTTGCGCGCGACCTCGAAGCGGATCGGCGACTTGTCGTCGCCGAGCGGGTTGACGATGCGGATCAGGCGCACGCAGTCACTCGGGTACTGGAACATGTAGGACCAGTTGCCCGGCACCGTTCCGGTGAGCGACGCCGGGGTCGAAAACTTGCGGGCGAACTTCCACGGGTACTCTCGGAGGACCATGTCGCGCACGTTCTCGTAGACGAGATTGACCTGCTCGGCCTCGGGCGACGCTTCCGTCAGAGACGAAATATCGTACCGATCACCGAGGTGCTGCAGCGCGAGGCGCGCGATCTGGACCTCCGAGGGCATGGGTCACTCCGACTTGGGGGTGGTGGGCTTGCGGCGGCTTTGGCTCGTCGCTGCGGCCTTGGCCGTGCGCTCGGCAACCTTGAGCTGCGCCTCGTCCACCACCTTGGGTTTGATGGGCTTGGCCTGCTCCAGCTCTTCCAGCAGCTCGGGCAGCTCCTCGGGCTCGATGATTTCGGCCGTCGAGGGCAGCATGCCCGCGGTCTTGAAGATGTCGGGCAGGGTGTAGATCTGGTTGGCCTGCTTGCCCCGGCCCATGCGGCCATAGGCGGGATGGTAGAAACCGGCGCGGTCGAACTTGACGTTGATGGGCATGGCGACCCCTTTCTCTTCCTAGGGTGGAGCGGGGCGACCGAAGCCGCCCCGCGGACGATCAGTTGGCAGCGTCGGCGTAGGCCTTCCACTTCGACACGTCCTTGGTCAGGAAGGCGTTGATCGCGCCTGCCGTCACCGTGGTCGTGGCGATGGTGCAGAGGATGCCGAGGTACTGCTCGTACGCGCGGCCTTCCATCGGCAGCGCGACGACGGCGATCACCGTGCCCGCATCCAGCTCGTTGGCGTCGTCACCGTCGGTGACGAAGGTGCCAGTATCGAAATGCACGCTGGCCGAGCCATCGGTGGCGATGGCAGCCTGCGCGTCCGACGCGAGCTGGAACTTGATCGTACCGGCAGCGCCGCCGGTGATGATCGAGGTTGCGGTCTGGATGACGAGGTAGATCGGCTCGCCCGACCCGATGTCGCGGGCGGTTTCGAGGTCGATCACGTCGCCGATGAGGGCGGTGCCTGCCGCAGCCGCCACCGAGGTGGCGTCTGCGAACTCAAGGGTTTCGTCGAGGATCATGGTGGGATCTCCTGTTCCTCAGCTCACACGACGCGAGCTTCGTTGATGGACAGGGCGTCGACCCGACGGATCGGGTAGCCACCCCACGAGGTCTGCATCGTGCCGCCGACCATGTCGATGCTCAGGGTCGAGTTCGACACCTTCTCAGCCGTCTGGCGACGCAGCATGCTGAGGAGCGACCGATCCATGTACCAGACGCAGCGGCCGAACGAGGGGTTCGGGAGCTGGGTCACGGCCTGATGCATCAGGTCGTTGAGGTCCGCACCGGACGAGATGTCGGGCGTCAGGAGCGAGCGGTCGATGTTGGCGATGCGCACGACGTAGCGCCAGTCGCGCAGGCACAGACCTGCGTCCCAGCGGTAGTGCGAGCGGTACGCCTGCATGCGGCCGTTGCTGCCGTCCGCATCCTCGATGGTGACCTCGCCGAGGTCGCGCTGCTGGATGCCCGCCTGCGAGCCCTTGGGCACGATGCCGTGGCAGGTGTTGGGCGACCAGCAGACCAGCCACACCGACGCGTTGTCCGACCCGGTGCCGCCAGCGTCGATGATGTTCTCGGCGTTGGCTGCGGACAGGTCGTTGTAGCGCGGGGCGAAACCGGTGAACTCTTCCGGGTTGGTGCTTTCGTCACCGTAGAAGAGCGTGTCCGCGATCTCTTGGTTCATCCCCTCGATGTGGGGGCGATCCTCCTGCAGGCGGAACGAGGCAGGGTCACCGGCCATATCGACCAGCGCCTTGTCAACCTCGGCGTAGTCCTCAAGCATGCCGCAGGTGTCGGTGACCTGCACCGCGCGCGACTTGGTCGGCTGGACGCCGCCGTAGAGCTTGCGCCACGTCGGGGTGGGCAGGCCGGTGCGGATCGACGAGCGGTGACCGGTCTGCAGGTTGCCTTCCAGCCACGTCATATCCATCAGGATTTCGTTGGTCTGGTTCAGGATCTCGACGACGTCGGCGATGGAGCCGTCGGGATCAGTGACCTTCGCCAGATCGGCGAGGGTCGGGTTCTTGACGCTGAGAGTTGCCATTTGTCGGGCCTCCTATGTGAACGTCATTTGGTAGGGAACATGGACGGATAGAGCCGTTCTTCCGGCCGCCGCATCGGGGGCTCTGCTTCCCCGGTGATCAGCGACGGGTCGGACACGGCCTTGCCCACGCGGTTCAAGAAACGCACGACCGCAGGATGGTTGCCGATGGACATGCCATTCGGGTTTTCCGGCGAGGGCGAACGCAGCAGTGCGCGCAGGTCGGCATCGCCGAACTGCTTCACCGCGGCCTCGATGGTCTGCTTGGTCTGGACGAGGTTGTCCCCACCAATCTCCTTGTCGGCCTGCACTGTGTTCACCCACTCGGTCACCCGCTGCTGCCAGCCCTCGACGGCGGCCTCCTGCATCTGGGTCGCGCGGCTGAGGTCATACTCGACGAGCTTCTGGAACTGCGCCTGCGACAGGCCCATCTCCTTCGCGGTGTCGTGAAAGCCCTCAATACCGGCCTTCAGGGCGTCGGTCATCTCGACGCCTTCGGGCGGCTCGAAGGTGTATGCTTCGGGCACACCTTCTTCCCCACCTTTCCCGTCGCCCGACAGCGGATCGGTGGTATTCTCTGCATCTCCATCGACGAGGTCGGCGACCTCCCCGGAAGCGGGGGCCGAGGGAGGATCGCCCTTGTCCGCTTCCGGGGCCGGTGCCTCACCCTCTGCCGGGGAGGTGTCGGCGATCAGGTCGCCAGTGTCTGCTTCGTCAGCCATCGCTCTCTTCCTCGAAATGGTTTTCCTTCAGCATGAGCAGGAACTGCGTTTGGCTCCGCAGCCGGATGCGGTCGAGCAGGTGCTGCCCGATTGCTCTCGCACCCTCGTTGAATGCCGTACTGTCGGCGTCGCCCGGCACATGGCTCAGGCGCTCGACGTGGCACGTCCCGTAGATCAGCTCGTACATCAGGCGGCGGCCGCGGGGCTCGCGCATGACGTAGTCGAGGTCGCGGTCGCGATCCTCTTCCGCCTTGCGGGCCTTGGCGATGTGCGCCTCGTCTGATGCGTCGTAGGTCATACAGTCAGCCTACCTGCGCCTTGCCCGCCGCGCAGAAGCTCGGTCAGGGCGTTGGGGTTCTGCGTGTCCGCCTCCGACAGGACCTTGGCGGCCTGCGCGCCCGTGGCCGCCATCTGCGTCTGCTGCATCGCGCTCTCCATGTCGGCCTGCGCCTGCATCGCGTCGGCGCGCTGCTGCCGCAGCGCCGCGACCTGATCGCTCTCGCGGATCACCTCGGGGCTGATGCCGAGCGTCTCGCTGTACTGGCGGATCGCCATGTCGGCGTCGAGGTTGTCGGTGATCTCGGGGAAGACGGCGACGAGGTTGCCCGCGAACGAGAAGGCGCGCTCGATGGACGAGGCGGCGACGGCCTCCTGCGCCTGCGCCAACAGCGAGACGTACTTGATGTCGATGCTCTGCCCCTCAAGCTCGGGCGGCGGAGGCGGCAGCATGCCCGCGTCGAGGGCGAACAGGAACACGTCGTTGACCATCGGGTCGAGAAACTCGGTGTTCAGGCGCTGCAGGACCGGTCCGAGCAGGGCGAGCTTCTCCTCGTGTCGCTCCGCAACCTCGGTCGCCGTCATCTGGCGTCGGTCGCTGTTGATCATCATCGCGAAGAGGTCGGCGTAGAAACCGCGCTGAATGCGGTTCTGCACCTCTTGGATGTCCATCATCATCTCGTTGATGCGGGGCTGCACGGTGTAGGCGGGGGCGAAGCCAGCGCCGCCCTGCATCGCATCGACGTAGGTCGTGCCGCCGGGCAGGACGGTGGACGGCTTGCCCTTCAGCGAGGTGCTCGCGACCATCGGCGGGTTCACCATCTTGTCGATGGCTTGCGCCTTGCGCTTCTGCTCGTGCTGCAGCTGCTTGATGTCGCCGAGCTGCTCCATCGCGGGGCTGACGCCGTAGACGTCGCCGCCCAGCACATCCCACCGCGGGCAGTAGGCGGGGAAGCGGTCGTACCCGCTCTCGAACAGGACGACGTCCTTGTCGCTGCCCTTCTCGATGTAGACGTCCATGAACGGCTTGTTCTTGCCGTCGCGCTTGGTCAGGTCGCGATCCTCGGCGCGGCGGGGCTGGATCAGGTGGATGATTTCGACGCGCTCGTCGTAGGCCTTGCGGTCCCACAGCCCCTTGACCGCCTTCGAGACGGAAGACCAGTCCTCCTGCCCCGTCGTTTTGTCGATGACGAACTGCTCGACCACCTGCGCGACGCTCATCGTGAACTCGCGGCCGAGGGTGTCGACCTGCCCGTATTCGTTCTCGGCAATGACGTACTCGCCCGCAGTGAAGGGGCGGAACGACACGATGTCGGTCGGGTGCCGCCGCCGATAGAGCGCCGCGGTGCCGAACGCGCCGAGCTCGGTGTAGATGGTCGAGGCGCTGTTGTAGAAGTTCGACCGGGCGAGGATCTGGCGCACGATGCGCTCGGCCTGCCCGAGCCAATCCTTCACGCCGGGCCGGTCCATCAGCTCTTGCTGCGCGGTCATCAGGCGGAACCACGGGCGGGCCGGGCTGGTCATGCCGCTCATCAGGCCCGCACTCAGGGTGCGCAGGGCCTGCCCGGCCGTGTTGTCCACGATCTTCGAGCTGCGCTTGCGGCCCTTGCTGTTCTGGCTCTCGATCAGGTAGCGCCCGCGGCGCGGCAGCAGGTAGTCGGTGATCTCGATGTAGTGCGAGCGCCACGAGGACCGGTCGTCCTCCAGCCGCTTGTACCGGAGGAAGACAGACCCGCGCTTGCCCTTCATGGGGCTGCCGATCAGGTTCTCTGGGGTCTGTGCGACCATGTCAGTCTCCGGTCAGGGTTTTGCGGGCCGGGGCTGGTGCCGCGGCCTTCGCTGTCTGCAGGCGGCCCTTGATGGCCGCGGGACTGTGCTGCTGTGCCATCACTGCCCGGTGAGCTGCTTCGATGCGAGCTGGTATTGCTGCACCGCCTGCCCCATCGCGCCGCCCGAGGTGCGCGCCGTCCCGGCAGTGCCCCCCTGCTGCCGCGCGCGCTGGCGGCTATCGGCCATCGAGCGGCTTTGCTGCACGTCGGTCGGCGTCGGCGTGGGCTGCGGCGCTGCGGGCGGCGGGGGCGGCGGGGGCGGCTTGGGTGCGCTGATGCCGGGCGGTACAGCGAGGGCAGACAGGATTTTGGCGGGCATCGGTTGCTCCAGCTTGGCGAGGTGGCGGCGCAGCTGCCACGGGGTGAGGGCGAACGAGCGCAGGCCGAGCACCTGCTTGACGAGGCCGACGCAGGACGCCGCGACGACCCAGCCCGGCATGCGCTGCACGGGCACCTCGACCTCCATCACCTCGTAGCCGAGGTCGCGGTAGTAGGCGGCGAGGTCGTAGTCGGCAGCGGCCAGCACGTCGGTGTCGTAGGCGGACAGGCGCAGGTTGTGTCCGACCCAGTACCGGCCCGCGTCGTCGATGACCGCGACCCAGACGTGCCGGTAGCCCCGCTTGAGCAGGACGCCCAGCGGGTGATCGTTGTTGTCCTCGAAGATGACGACGGCGCGCTTCATGCGGCCCTTGTACACCAGATGGTGGGTGTCAGTCCAGCGGGACAGCTAGATGTCAGTCACAGACACTAGTCGAAGGGGTCGTACTCGCCGCCGCTGCTATCGGAGGTGGCGAGGTAGCCCGCGCGGCTGTTGGCGCTGACCGGCAGGGCGTAGGTCAGGGCGAGGGCGTCGGCGAGATCCGGCGAGGACATGCCCCGCTTCTTCATCGCCTCCTTGCTCTCAAGCTGGATGTCGTTGCGCAGGTTGTACCCGTACTCGACGCCGGTCAGGTCGGTGACGAGGTCGGGGTCGTCGGGCAGGCGGATACCGTCGCCCAGCGCCTGCCGCAGGTTGCCCCACATCTGCGCGCGCATGTTGGCGTAGCCACGCTGCGTCGCCTTGGCCCCGAAGTTAACCTCGATCACATCGAAGCCGAGCTGCCGCAGGCGATCTACGACCGGGCCGCCCACGCCGCCGCCGTCCACGAAGATCGCGTCGGGCCGCTTCTCGTTGGCGATGCGGGCGACCTCGCCCACGAGCTGCATGGTGTCCATGCGCTGGTAGACCTTGCGGCCGGGCGTGTCGGCGTCGCGGCCCTGCCGCATCCAGATCACGCTGCGGTCGTCGCCAAACCGCGCCACGTCGACGCCCATGACAAAGGGCTCGTCGGGCGCGACATGCACCTCGCGCTTGATGCATTGCTCGACGTCGGCGCTGCTGATGAACTGCAGGCTGCCCGCGGCGGGGAACATGCCCCGGACCCGGACCTTGAAGAAGTCGCTGTCCTCGCCGTAGTCGGCGCGCCACTGCTCGAACAGCTCCTTGTTCGTCTGCTCGACGGTGCGGCTGTCGATGAAGCGGCGGATGTAGCTCTTGCGGAACCGCCCCTGCATGTTCTGGTAGAAGCGCCCCGTGTTCCGCGTCGGGTTGCCGAAGTCGAACGTCATCGGCTCGCCGTCGGTCAGGCCGCCCTCGCGCACCTCGTAGATCCGATCAGGCACCGCGCTTGCCTCGTCGAAGATGTAGAACGGGGTACTGTTCGCCGCGTGCAGACCGGCAAACGCCTCGCTGTTCTCCTCCCGGCAGGTCACGCCATCGACGCGCCACGTCTCGCGAAACTCCTTGTGGTACATGCTCAGGCTGCCGCTGCCGCTGTTGAGCTCGTACCAGTCCTTGGTCAGCCCCATGCTGTGCCACTTGGCGAGCTCGGACCACGTCTTGGTGCGGAGCTGCTCGCCGGTGTTAGCCGTGACCACGCCCTTGGCGAAAGGCCGCGTGTCCATGATCCAGCGGATCAGCCACGCGACGATGGCGCTCTTACCGATGCCGTGGCCGCTCGCGGTGCTGAACTGGATGGGCGGCACCGGGCTGGTGCCGTCGAAGCCGCGCTCCTGCACCTGCTTGCCCAGCTCGCGCAGGAAATCCTCCTGCCACGCCTGCGGGCCGGTGCGGCCCACCAACTGCCCGCTGCCCCACGGGTAGGAGATCAGGACGTGCCGCAGCGGATCGGCGTAACAGAGCGCCATCTCGTCGGCGAGCTGTCGCTGGGCCTCTGCTAGATCCACCACGCAATCGCCTCCTCCGGCTCGTACTCGCCGCGCTGCCAGTTGAAGACCCACAGCCTGCCGTGCTCATCGTCGTGCGTCAGGACCGGCTCGTGCCCGAGATCACTCGTCTCGATCAGCAGGCTGCTGCCGTCGTCGACCAGCGGCACCATCAGCGAGATGTGCCGACCCTTAACCGAACGGCTCATAGTCCGACACGGTGTTGAGGTGCGGGACGTCGCCGCGCTCTCCGGAGCAGCTCTTCGGCGCGGTGCTCTCCCGCGCGCCGCAGCCCTTGCAGATGCGCTGCTTGCCCTGACCGGGCAGCGCCTCGCCCCAACGGTGCTGCAGCTCAGTGTACGCGGTCTGCATCTTCGGCCCCATCCTTCAGCCGCTGCGCCGCCAGCGCCCGGCCCTGCTGCAGACGCTCGACGAGCTGGTCGCCCGCGAAGACCGTCACCTCGGCGTCGATCTTCTGCGGCATGAGCTTGGCGACGAGCGTCAGGAAGGCTCGCGGATTTTCGTGCGCCTGCGTCAGCAGGTATTCGACGCCGCCCGCCTTGGTCAGCGCCTGCTCGACCATGTTCTTGACCTCAAGCGGCAGCCGGTTCTTGCTCCCCGGCTTTCGCCCCTTGCCAGCAGCAGGAGGCATTGTGCCCTTTTTTGCAGCCATCAGCAGGTGATCTCCTGTTTGCTGTTTGCGGTCTGCTGCCGCCAGTATGCCGCAAGCAGGCAGGATTCTGCAATGCCGTCGTCGGCCTTGCGGGTGATCAGCTCTCGGGCGCGCTGGCCGAACCGCACATGCGCCATGTCGATGGCCTTGGCCTTGTCCCGGTCGAGACCCATCGCCCGCTTCCACGTCGCCGGGCTGACGTACTCGACCGGCTTGCCGAAACTGATGACCGTCGCCTCGATGCCGCCAAGCATCCGCCCGAACTGGAAGCTTGAGCTGACGCCCTGCTTCGGCATCGCGTGGACCGCCTCGATCACCGCCGCGTCGAAACCGCCGCGCCCGACCACCCACTGCAGGACCGCACTCGCATCGACGACGTGCTTCCCGCTGATCTGGTAGGTCGGCATGCGGATGCCGTCGATCAGCTCCGCGCCCTCGATGATCGCCAGCCCGCCGCTCTGGCCCGGATCGACGCCAAGGATCTTCATGGCTGACCATCGCGCTTGCCGATCTCGCTCATGATGGATATCCTTTCCTCGTGTTGTAGCGACACCGAGCATACGCTCACCGCGCGCCCAGATCAACCGCTCTCCTTTCCGCGTGCTGATCTGGGCGCGCTTTCTTTTTTCTTCTCGCGCTCCTCTCACCTGCCCGGACCCGGCGTCTGGTGTGCCGGGCGGCTGGGGGGGTACCCCCTCACGGGTCTCCCAGACCGTGGGGGTGGTAACCCCCCCCTGCTGGCATCTGGCACGACACCCGTTTCGTCCAATAAAATAAGGGGTTTGAGAGCGCGGTTTTTCAGTGCCCGCATCGTGACACAGGCACGGACTCTGCTACCGTAACCCATTGATTTTGTTACATATGCCTTGTGCCGACGTACCGGCACCTTCGGCATACGGCCATTTTGGCACGGTTTTTTGGCCCCCTCCAGCGCGCGCATCAGACGACCCTCACCTCGATGACGAAGCTGTCCGTGTCGTCCCCATACACGGCGTGGACAGCGTAGGGGACGCGATCCACGACCTGCCGATGTTCCTCTCTCCAGTGAGCGAGGATGGCCTGCGTCTTGGGCCGCTTTCCGCGCATGTTGGTGGGGAAGCCCTCGATCCCCGCCGCGTTGACGACGCTGCGGCTGTGCCTACCCTCACCCAGCGCGCGCACCAGCGCCTCTGTGAGGAGCGTCTTCTGCGCCTCAGCCGTCGCCGCAGCAACGGGCGATATGGCGTGCTCCGCCACATGCGGGGGGACGAACGTCACGACTGGGATGTCGTTGTCCATCTTCGACGGGGTGATCTCGTAGGCGTGCTGAGGCAGCGTGTGGTATCGCTTCATCTTCACGGTCGTGAAGGTGATCAGGTTGCGTCTGTACCCGGCCTTCGCCTCCCTCCACATCCGCGTCGCAGCCTCTGCGCCGACCGGCTTGAGCTTCTCCTCCCCTTGCGCCGTGGTCTGGTGCTGCTGCGTCGGCAGGAGCGGCGCGAGCGTCGCCATGCCCTGCACCGAGCCGACGTTCTGCGACGAGCCGCGCTGCGCGTACATGTCGTGCTGATACCAGTCTGGCCGTTTGCCTTCCGGCTGCTTTCCGGTGTGCGACCAGTAGATGACAGCGACGCCGGTGGCCTGCGCGATCTCCTTGAAAGCGCGGTTCAGTAGCCGCGCGTCGTAGCGGCTGTTCTCTTCGCCGCCGTTGAACTCGGTGACGGGGTCGATGATCAGGATGTCGATGTCCGACCCGTTCAGCTCCTCGATGAACTGGTTGATGAGCGCCGTGTTGCGCACAATCTCCTTCCTCCCCGTCTCTGGGTTCGGCATCTCGGTGATGATGTCGAGCCCAGCGCCGCCGTGGTCGATCTGCTCCTCGCCAAGGATCAGCAGCTCGCCCAGTTCGTCTAGCCCGTGCTCCTGCTGCGCGGCGCTGACGTGGTGCAGCATGTCGGTGCTGCTCTCCTCTGCGTTGGCCCACGCCACGTTGAGGGGACGGCCGATCTTGGACAGGCCGTAGACATCGGTGCGGCCCGCCAACATCCCGGCAATCCAGCCTGCAGACAGCGTCGTCTTGCCGATCTGCGGGACGCCGACGACGCCGAGCGTGCCGCCCTCCCTGATTGTCCCCTCGATAAGCCAAGGAGAGGCCTCGTCCTTGATGTCGCCGCGTTGCTTGAACAGGGTGCTCACCACCGGCGGCACGGGCGGCACCTCCTTCTTCAGGGGCGACGCCTCGGGCAGGGGCTCGACGCCGCTCCACATCTCGTGCAGCTCGTCGAGCGAGATCTCGCGGTACTTCTCCGCCTTGTCGCTCGTGCGCCACGTCTCGCTGTACCGGTCGAGCCATCTCTGGTGGTCGGGGTGATCCGGGTTCGCCAGCTCGGAGCGGCGGTAGATCTCGTCGATCCGCTCGCGCCGCTCCTCAAGCGACACGCCCTCCACCGCCCAGTTCTTGGTCAGGTGCAGCGTCGCGTCGTGGAAGTCCTTGCCGGTCAGGATTGCCTCGATCAGCTCCTCGTTCGTCGCCTCGCTCGTCCCCTTGTTCATGCCCGCAGGCCGGTACTCCTCCTGCAGCCTCCGCAGGTCGGCGCGCAGCGCCCGGCTCATCGGCTGCGGCGGCAGATCCTTCAGCACCTTGTACCCGGCCGACGGCGGCAGGACGACGTAGCCGCCGCGGCTCTTCACGTCGATGGTCGAGGTCACCGGGCCCGACTTGAGCGGCCTGCCCTCGGCCTCGAAGATGAAGTGGCGACCTCCGCCCTGCGTCGTGTGAACGCGCGTGGACCACAGCTCCTCGTGGTGCCGCTTCAGGAAGTCGACGCCCGGCCCCTCGGTCTCGCCCTTCTTCTCGGTGTCGTCGTCGATGGCGATCAGGTCAGAGCCGCCCATCGAAGCGGCGACGCCGCAGTGGGGGAACTCTGCCCACATCTCGCCGACGCGGACGGGGTCGGTCGAGCCGAGATAGACGCCGCCCTTGCCTCCCTTGGGTATCCAGCCGCGCTCCTCGGCGATCTCGTTCGAGATCGGGATGCGCTTGTTCGAGTTGACTGGGACGACGGCCCAGCCGTCTTGGGCGTATGCGAGTGCGTCACGCAATGACATGCGAAATCTCCATATGTGGTTGACCGAAACGT